GCTATCTTCCTCATATCAGTGGTATTGTCCAAGCTGATTGGATCGGTGTCGGTGGGGGGTCTGTTTATTGTCCTAATACTGTGGAGTATCGTTTTGCCCTTCCGATTAATCAACAAATTATTCTAGCACCTCATACTTCCTATACCGAGATTTCTCCTGATGCAAAAGCAACTCTCGGTGTGAAGTTGCAATCCACTAACTTCTGTCGTTTTATTGATACGACTGATGCTGAACTTAGGCGTCGGAACAATCTGAAACTGGCAGCAGAAATTGTTGCAATGATTCCCTTCTGTAAGGTTGGACATAGTGCAGAACTGAAGAAGCATGTTAATCAATATATCCGCACAGGTAGTCTTCCTAGTGGTGAAATGCTGTACGCTACACTAGATGCTAAATATAAGGGAGAAGTTAATGTGACTACCTTTAAGGTGTGGCATAAAATCTTCCAACTGAAACAGCGTCTACTCGATGCGATTATCGTTAATGGGACAGTTGAATGTTACATCGATGGGGAACCTGCCCAGCATGAAGGTTTCGTAACTGTTTCTGATAATCCCTACAAACTCGTAGACCGACTGACTTTTAGTAAAGCAAACTTTAATCTTAATAAAAATTGGTAGAATGAAAAAGTTCAGTGCTTTCCTAACTGAAGCCGAAAAATCCTTCGCAGCAAAGGCTGCACAGACTTTAAAACTTAAACATATTGGTTACGGACGTTATGCCGACGCTTCGGGCAACGTAACTCATATGTCTAAGGATGGAAAACTTGTAAAGGTTGACCCCAAGAATCCTGACACTACGCCAACTCAACAGAATGGAGAAGAAGAAACTGGAGATGGCACGGGTAAGGTCGATCAAGGCGCAATATCTATTACATTCGGAAGATTTAATCCACCTACTGTTGGGCATGAAAAACTTCTTGCAAAAGTAGCAAGAGAGGCAAAAGCAAATGGAGGAGAGTATCGAATATACCCCTCAAGGTCGGAGGATCCTAAGAAGAACCCGCTCGACGCAGGGACTAAAATTAAATATATGCGGATGGCATATCCAGACCACGCGAATGCGATTATTGATAATGCTGACATGCGTACCATTTTTGACGTTCTTACCGCCCTCGATAATGACGGGTATAGCAGCGTTAACATTGTGGTGGGAGGTGACAGGGTTAGTGAGTTCAACTCACTTGCCCAGAAATACAACGGAGAGTTATACACATTCGACGAAATCAAAGTGGTGAGTGCTGGCGACCGTGACCCTGATGCTGACGGTGTAGAGGGAATGTCTGCATCTAAGATGCGTAAAGCAGCAGCAGAGGGTGACTTTGATTCGTTCCAGCAGGGCATTCCCGAAGGGCTCGGCAAGGACGGTGCTGAGAAGTTATTCATGCTTCTTCGTCAGGCAATGCAGGTTGAAGAGTTTGATGACTTTGCGGATGCATCATTCCAACTTCATGAGATTGCTCCTAAGTTGGACCCCAGAGGAATGCGTGAAGCATACTTTGAAAATGAAATGTTTAAGGTTGGCACCTTTGTTGAAAATGTGAACACTGGTGTGATTGGTAAAGTTGTCAGTAGAGGCAGCAATTACATCATTTACATTGATGAGCATGAGACTATTTTCCGTTGCTGGTTGAAAGATTTGGTTGAAAGAAATGATATCAAGTATTTCAATTGGACTCCTGCGGGGGAAATTGGAACAAAGGAACTAGATAATTATATGAGGAAGTTAACTCCTGGAGAATTCCTCAAGAAGATAAATAAAAAGGACAAGGACGCTTAGTAAAATGAATCTCAACGACCTACCAGATATGTCAGATGCACTGAAACAGGTGCAGATGTATGAAGCAAAGAAAAAAGGAGACGGCAATCTCGCTAACAATGCTGTCCCTTATGACAAAGTAACCAAGGCAGACATCATCGTTGGTGCTGTTGGTCGTGACGAAGAGGGTGGCAAGAAGAAACCTAAAGGTCATGACTGTGCAAAACTTGTCAAGTATGCTCCCGATGGTGGCGTAAAAGAAGAGTTTGAAACCATTCCTGAGCAGCACACTCTGCTGGAAGATGGCACTGTAACTCACTACGACATCACCGATGGCGAATGGATTTACGAAAACGTCCCCGTCGAAGAACTTGAGATTGTAATCTCTGAGAAGCATGAGCACTTCGTTAACTACGACAAGAATGCTGAAGTGCTAGGTGAGAATCGTGCTGCTGCTCGTGCTGCTGGCGGTTATAAGGATGACAGCAAGAAGCAACCCGATCCTTCCAAAGCAGGTTTCACTGGCGTCGGCAATATGAGCATCGACCAGATTCGTAAAATGTCTGCTCGTATTGAGAAAGAGAAGAACGATAAGAACAAGAAAGAAGAAGTAGAACAATACGTTGACTTCCTTATTGATGAAGGATACGACTGTTCCGAACTTACATGGGAAGAGATTAGTGAAGAGTATGAGTCTCTGGATGAGGGTCTTCGCTCTGCAGTTAAGAGACTCCTTGGTAAGAAAGATGCTCCTGCTGAGAAGAAACCCGAGAGCAGAGGTGAGCAACTTCGTAAGAAGTATAACGTTGGTCCTGAGAAGTCCGACACTTCTGCTAAGATGCAGATTCTTAAGCGCACTCGTGCAAAAGCAGAGAGAGACAGGGCAGAGTTTGGCGGTTCTCGCTACTCCAAGTCTGTTTCTGACAAGTCTGCAGCTGCACATGACCGTTACTTAAGAGCGGGTTACAGCAAGTATGGTGCTGATGACCGCCGTGGTAGTGGTAACAAAGCACGCAAGAGAGCAGCAGCACTTCAGAATAATGCATTTGCATTCTCTGATGCAGAGTGGCAAGAGTTGGCAATGCTCGGTGAAGAGATTGACATCATGACCGATGAGCAACTCATTGATTTCATGGAAGAAATCATTCTTGAAGTTGCTGAAGATGACCAAGACCTCCTTGAAATCTGCGAAGCACTTGAGGAAGTTGAGATTCTTTCTGAAGACCGTTATGCTGATGCTGCTGCAGCATCAAAAGCAAATTCTCAGAAACCTGAAGTCAAGGCAGCAAACCGCCGTGCTCGCGTTGAGCGTATGAAGTCTGCTGCTAAGAGTGCTGCTACGAGAGTCGGCAGTGCTGTTAAGGCAGGTGCTAAGATGGCAGGTAGTGCTGCTAAGAAGGGTGCTAAGGCAGCAATCGGTGCTGGTGCTCGTGCTGCTGGTCACGCTAAGGGTGAGTTTGAAGCACAACGCATCAAGTCCAAGCGTGCTGCAATGGAGAGAACTCCTGCTAAGAAGAAGGAAGCGTCTAAGTCTTCTGACGACGATGGCACTGGCGGTAAGTTAGATGCACTTCTGAAATCTACCCGTGGAACTTCCAGCAGTTCTGATAGCGGTTCTAAGTCTGGTGGTGGCGGGGAAAGCAGCAGTTCTTCTGGTTCTTCCAGTTCTTCCAGCAGCGGTTCTACCCGTAAGGCTGTTGGTGGTGCTTTGAGAGCAGTTGGTTCTCTCGTTAAGAAAGGACTGAAGAAAGCAGTTGGTAAGACTGCTCGTGCTGTATCCAGCGGTAGCGATAGACTTGCTAAGCGTCTCGGTGAAGACTATGAGCAGATTGCACATCTGTATGAGTCTGGTCTCTTCTCTATTCAAGAGATTGAAAATGTAATCGAAGAAGGTTACAAGGAGATTGATAGAGACAAAGAAAACAGAATGTATCGTCGTGCAGGAAATCTTGCTCGCACGTCTCTGTCTGCTAAAGGCAAGGCAAAGCGAGTTGCCCAAGACAAATCTGCTAAGATTGTAAGTGCAATCACTTCTCAAAAGGAGCGTGAGCGTTTCAATAAGATGGGCGACGAGAAAGCACGCGATAACTACGGAGGTTGATATGCTGAGCTTTAGAGCACTTTCTGAAAAGAAAACTAAAATCAAAATCAATCCTAAGCAATCTGAAATCACTGAAATGGAAAACAATCACGGTGAAGACTGTGATTGTATGAAGTGTGAAAAGAAGCGTAGGAAGGAAGGTGGTGAAAAAGAAGTTGCCACCGAAGCAAAATATTATGACCCCATGGAAGACCCTGACTTTGACCATGACGAAGCGGAAGCAACTCGTGGTCAGTCTGGTAAAAACAAATCCATTACCATCAAAAAGAAAACCAAGAAAACTACCAAAGAGGAAACCGCCTATGTCAGTCAAGAAGAAGTTTCAGAAGAAAGCAATCAAAGCATCGCAGAAACCGAAACTCTCTTGACCTTTGGACAGTTTTGTGAAGACTCGCGTCGTATGAGCAATAAGCAACATACTGCTCGTGTAAAACAAAACATCAAGGCTTTTGGAAGTAACTATACTCCACCTAATAACTATGACCCCGATGCTAATCGTGGTCAAGGAGAAGTTGTTACTCGTAAACAGATGGAGAAGAAGCGTCGTAAGTCGCTTCGCCAAGAAGAAGTAGAGCAGATTGATGAGATGCCTTATCAAGTTTATGGTTCTCCCGATGGAAAGAAGGAGAAGAAGATTGGCAAACCTGTAAAGAGCAAAAAGTATGCTGACGCAAGAGCAGCAGAACTTGCTGATACTCATAGGGCAACTGGTGGGCAGTATCGCTCTCAGTATGTTGAAGAGGTTGAACTTGATGAAGCAACTCGTGCTGCAAAAGAAGGCAAGAAGGATGAGCACCGTGTAGGTGTTGATATTCGTGCCAAGCAATCTGCTGCAACTCTTGCTGCAAAACGTTCTCGCCAGAAAGTTCTCGATGCTTACGAGAAGAAGACTGGCAAGAAACTTGATATCAGCAAAACACCTGAGGGCAAAAAACATTCTCAACACTTTGGCGGTTCTCGTCAAGAGAAAAAGGTGAAAGGTGCTAAGGAGACTCCTGCAGAAACTCATAACAGAAGAGTTGGTCGTCAGGTTTCTAGGGTCGTCAAGCATGGTTACACTTCTAAAGAAAAGAAAGAAGTTGAATCGATGGCAAAGCATACTTCGCCAAGAGATTGATGCTATATAGATTAGACCCGTTTTGGTAATCAATCATGTTATCGTTCTTACTCCCTCTTGCTCAAAAGGTTATTGTTGATGCCGTCGCTAAGATTCCCGACAACGAGGAACTGGGCGAGCAACTGATTAAGGTCTGTATTGTTATTCTGGAAAAGGCAGTTAAACTGACTAAGACAGATATGGATGACAGACTCCTTGCAAAAGTTAAGGAAGCAATCGTAGTACGATGATGCTTGGGGGGCGAAAGCCCCCATTTTTATAAATAAATATTAGGAAAAACGTCTTCGGAGAACAATGTCTGTATTCGGAAAAATTGATGCGAAAGCATTTTTAACTGACGTAGCGGTCGTCCAGAATGACGCTACTGTTACTACTACTGGTGATTTCAATGATGACACCACAGCGGATTACATCGTTGCTGGTGACATTCTGGAACTCGCTACTGTTCCTTATATTGTAAAATCCGTAGCAAGTGACGGTCTTACTCTGGAACTTCATACAGACTATGTTGCATCGTCTGGTACTGTTTCTGCAGCAAACGCTGTTCGTCGTACTGCTCCTAAGGCAGTTGCTGAGTACGTCATCAAGGGTGGCGACAGTGCTTCTTATGAACTTCTCTTTGTAGACGACACTGAAGCTGCAGTTGCTTCCAACAAAACTCGTGGAATCACTGGTCCTGGTTGGTGGAAGTATCGCACACACGTTGATGCTGGTGGAAACACTCGCCATAAGGCAGAGCACATTGCAGTTGTAAGCAACACTGCACTCCTTGCTGGTGACGACGCTGATGATACTCTGGTAGCAGACGTTCTGGAAGTTATCACCATTTCTGGTCAACCTGCAGACGTTGGCGATGGTGCAACAACTCTGGAACTGCCCTCTGTTTCTGCTACAACCTTCGCGGTTACTGCAACATCGGACCAGTCTGGTACTCTTGCTTATGTCTGGCAGCGTAAGCTTCCTGGAACTACTCGCTGGGTCAACATCGGTGCTTCTACTGATGGTGGTGCATACAGCGATTACACTACTGCAACTCTCTCGGTTGATACGACCAATGGTGCAGGTGCATGGGGTGAGTCTGGTTCTGAGGATGATTCTGTTACTGCATACGATGGTATCCAGTTCAGAGTTAAGATTACCACCAGCAAGGGTGCTGAGGAAGTTATCTCCGATGCTGCAACTCTGAGACTCGTTAATGCCGCTTGATAATATATGAACTTTAGCGAACTGAATGAATCTAACTACATTCTGTTCGCCATAAAGCATTATGAAAATCCTCACTGTGTAACCAGAGAGGATTTTGATGAAGACATGAAACGCTTCAAGTATCTGAAAAGACTCTTGAAGCGTTATGTTCGTGGAGG